ATAAACGGTGATTTGTCCTATCTTAATTTAGACTGGAAGCCTGTGCCTATAATATCAAAGTTTGTAGATATTGTTGTTAACGGTATGTCTGAAAGAATGTATGATGTAAAGGCTTATTCTCAAGACCCATTTGGAGTAAGCAAAAGAACCGAGTACATGGAATCTACGCTGAAAGATATGGAGATGAAAGATTTTGATTCCGAAATGGATTCTACTTTTGGTTTAAACACTAGGGACACAGAAGGTGAGCTTCCAGAATCACCTGAAGAACTTCAGCTACACATGCAGCTATCGTACAAACAATCTATAGAAATAGCAGAAGAGCAGGCTTTAAATGTTTTGTTTAATGGTAATAATTATGATTTAATTAAAAAAAGGTTTTATTATGACATTACTGTTCTTGGTATTGGTGCTGTAAAAACATCTTTTAGCACTTCAGAAGGCGTTACTATAGACTATGTTGATCCAGCTAATTTAGTGCACTCTTACACAGATTCACCTTACTTTGAAGATATATATTATGTTGGAGAAGTTAAATCTATACCGGTAAACGAATTAGCAAAACAATTTCCACATTTGTCTGGGGAAGATCTAGAAGACATAATGAAAAACAAGTCTAATAACAGGTCTAGCTACAACTCCAGACACTCTTACGACAAAGAAGATAATAACACAGTTCAAGTTTTATATTTTAATTATAAAACTTATATGAATGAGGTTTATAAAGTTAAAGAAACAACTAGTGGTGCGGAAAAAATAATACCAAGAGACGACCAGTACAACCCGCCAGAAAACAAAGAAGGCGGTTATGGTAGAATGATAAGATCTATAGAATGCCTTTATGATGGCGCTTTAATACTTGGAACAAACAAACTTCTTAGGTGGGAAATGGCTAAAAATATGATGAGGCCTAAAAGCGATTACACTAAGGTTAAGATGAATTATGCTATTGTGGCGCCAAGAATGTACAATGGTAAAATAGATTCACTGGTAAAAAGAATCACTGGGTTTGCTGATATGATTCAGTTAACACACTTAAAGCTACAACAAGTAATGTCGCGTATGGTTCCGGATGGAGTCTATCTTGACGCTGATGGTTTAGCCGAAATAGATTTAGGCAACGGAACAAACTATAGTCCACAAGAAGCTTTGAACATGTTCTTTCAAACAGGTTCTGTCATAGGTAGATCGTTTACTTCTGAAGGTGATATGAACCCTGGTAAAGTGCCTATTCAAGAGATTACAAGCGGGTCTGGCGGCGGTAAAATGCAAGCTTTAATTGGCACATATAATTATTACCTACAAATGATAAGGGATGTAACCGGTCTTAACGAAGCTAGAGACGGAAGTATACCTGATAAAAACGCTTTAGTTGGAGTTCAAAAACTAGCCGCAGCTAACTCTAACACAGCAACTAGACACATACTACAGGCTGGTTTGTTTCTAACAGCAGAGACATGCGAGTGCTTATCACTTAGAATATCTGACATTATAGAATACTCTCCAACAAAAGATGCTTTTATTCAAGCTATAGGTGTACATAACGTAGCAACTCTGGAAGAAATATCCGAACTACACTTATATGATTTTGGTGTATTTATAGAGCTACAACCTGACGAAGAAGAAAGAAGTTTGCTAGAAAACAATATTCAAATGGCAATACAGCAAAAAGTAATAGAACTTGCTGATGCTATTGATCTTAGGGAAATAAAAAACATTAAACTAGCAAATCAACTGCTTAAAATACGCAGAAAGAAAAAACTAGACAAAGACCAGGTGTTGCAAGAAAAAAACATGCAAATGCAGAGCCAAACAAATCAACAAGCGGCTCAAGCAGCTGCTCAAGCCGAGATTCAAAAAACTCAAGCACTAACAGCTAGTCAAGGGGAGTTAGAGCAGTTAAAAGCATCCTTGGCTTCTCAAAAAATGCAACAAGAGGTTGATATGAAAAAAGAGCTAATGGCTTTAGAGTTTCAATACAACATGCAATTAAAGAGTTTAGAAACTGATAATAAAAAGTCAGGTGAAAAAGAAAAAGAAGATCGTAAAGACGAAAGAACAAAAATTCAAGCAACTCAACAAAGCGAGATGATTGAACAAAGAAATGGTGGTAAACCACCTAAAAACTTTGAGTCCGCAGGTAATGATACTATGGGTGGTGGATTCGATTTAGGTAGTTTTAACCCTAGCTAGAATTATTAATTATTATTATATTATATTATGGAAGAAAATGAAAAAGTAATCGAAGAGATTACGCAAGAAGTAAATCAAGCAGATCCAGGTGACGAAAACGTTGTGAAAGTTGATGAAAGTAAATTTAAGTCTGCTGGTGACGACAGCGTAGTAAAAGTAGATTTAAGTAAACCTCTAACACCAAAAGAAGATGAAGTTAAAGAAAGTGACGCTGACGACAGCGGAGTGGTTGCAGGCACTGAAGATGCCGAGCCCACACAAGAACAAGAAGAAGTACAACCGGAAAACCAAGCACAAGAAGCTCCAGTATTAGAAGAAATTACTGAAGAAGAAGTTATAGAGGTTGAAGAGCAGGTTGAAGAAGCTATAGCTGAGGCTGAAGCTACTGGAAAAGCATTACCAGAAAATATTCAAAAGCTAGTAGACTTTATAGAAGAGACGGGTGGAGATATAAATGATTATGTTAAGCTTAACCAAGACTATAGTGAATTAGATGATTCAGATTTGCTTTTTGAATATTACAAGCAAACAAAGCCTCATTTAAACAACGAAGAAATTAACTTTCTTATGGACGATACATTTTCTTATGATGAAGATGTAGATGAAGATATAGAAATACGTAGAAAAAAATTAGCGCTTAAAGAGCAAGTTGCCAGCGCTAAAAGCCACCTAGACGGGCAAAAGTCTAAATACTATGAAGAGATTAAAGCTGGATCAAAGCTCACAACTGAGCAACAGAAAGCAATTGATTTCTTTGGTAGATATAACAAAGAGTCAGAAGTAACTCAAAAAGCAGAAAAATCAGCAAAATCTACTTTTTTAAATAAAACTGAACAAGTTTTTAACGATAAATTCAAAGGTTTTGAATACAACGTCGGTGATAAAAAATATAGATTTAATGTTAACAACGCTAGTGAGGTTAAAAACACCCAAAGTGATATAAATAATTTTGTCAAGAAGTTCTTGAATAAAAATAATGAAATGTCAGATGCTAAGGGTTATCATAAATCTCTGTACACAGCTATGAATGCTGATGCTGTTGCAAAACACTTTTACGACCAAGGCAAAACTGATGCTATGAAAAATAGCATTGCTAAAGCTAAAAACGTAGATATGGACCCAAGACAAGCTCATGGGAAAGTTGAAGCGGGTGGTGTTAAATATAAGGTGTTAGGACAAGACTCTTCTGATTACAAGTTTAAAATTAAAAACAATAAATTTAAAAATTAAAAAACAAAATTATGGCAATTACAAATGGAACTAATTTGAATAGCGTACCTGCTTCGCAAAAGCAAACGCTAGCAACAAATTACCTAGATCTTTCGTCTGCACAAAATGCAGGATGGGGACAACAATATTTACCAGATCTTATGGAGAAAGAAGCTGAAGTTTTCGGACCGAGAACTATATCAGGATTTCTTTCACAAGTAGGAGCTGAAGAGTCTATGTCTGCTGACCAGGTTATTTGGTCTGAGCAATCAAGATTACACTTATCATACACTGGAACTGTACAGGTTGCAGATGACGTGAATGGTACTATTACAATCCTTAAAGATATCGATGGAGATACTGCAGTAGGTGCAACAGCAAGCAGAGTTCATGGTATTAGAGTTAACGATATGTTATTAATAGCACAAGCTGGTGTTGTGGTTAAAGCTTTAGCTGTTGAAACTCCAAACTCAAACGTTGTTTCAGTTGAGCCTTACGCTACAGCTGCTTTATCAACTTTATCTGCTGCTGCTTGTACTATATTAGTTATAGGTTCTGAGTTCGGTAAAGGATCTGCTTATGCTGATGAGACTGGTACATTTAAAGCTGACGGTAGAGGTGCTAATGAGCCACAGTTCAAAACATTTACAAACAAACCAATTATCATGAAAGATTACTACGAGGTATCTGGATCTGATGCTGGTAGAATTGGTTGGGTTGAAACTGCTTCTGAAGATGGTGCTTCTGGTTATTTATGGTACTTAAAAGCTGAAGCTGATACAAGAGCTCGTTTTAACGATCACTTGGAGATGACTATGCTTGAGGCTGAAAAAACTGACCTTTCATCTGCAATTGGATTTGGCCAAAACAGTCAAGTTAGAGGTGCTGCTGACGCAGGCGTTGGAGCTGGTACTGAAGGGTTATTTGCTGCTATTGAAGATAGAGGTAACATTACTTCTGGTATCACTGGTGTAAATGCTGCTACTGACTTAGCTGAATTTGATGCTATATTAGCAGAATTTGATTCTCAAGGTGCTATTGAAGAAAACATGATGTTTGTAAACAGAGCTACTTCGCTAGCAATGGATGACATGTTAGCTTCTATGAATTCTTACGGAGCTGGTGGTACTTCTTACGGAGTATTTGACAATTCTGAAGATATGGCGTTGAACTTAGGTTTTTCTGGTTTCAGAAGAGGTTCTTATGACTTCTACAAGTCTGACATGAGATACTTAAATGACAAAGCTACAAGAGGTGGGATTAATACTGCTGCTGGTTCAGCTGCAATTAGAGGTATTATGGTTCCAGCTGGAACTTCTACTGTTTATGACCAACAATTAGGAAAGAATCTTAAAAGACCTTTC